GCCAACTAACGGAAAGTCAATAGTTGCCATGCCATTTGCAGGGATTTTAATCTGTGCATTAGTTTGAACAACGTCTTGGTAAACCTCTGATTGCGCTACATCTGAGAACCAATGCTCTACAGTATAGTAATCTTGTGTTTGAGCAGTTTCTGGTACATAAGTGTATTTGCCGGGAATGGCAATGGTTACACCAGTGACTGACGTTGCATTATCAGCCAATGCGCTACCGTTTAAAGTTTTAACGGTTAATGTGCTTGCTGTAACGCCTGTTACTAATAAGTTTTTATTTAAGTTAGCCGCGTTAACACTACCGACTGTAATACGAACCACATTGCCAATTTTAATACCGCCAGTTAACGGATTTCCTGTTTGGAATGTAATCACGCCAGTTGATGCAACAATAGTGACTGCCGCTGCTGTCAATGAAGAAATAGCCACAAAGTCTTTGCGCAATACAGACTGTAAAAAATCTTTATATGTGCCAGCCGATAACTCTGCACTCAATGTGCCTGTAACTTGTTTTGAGCCGTGTCTGAAATCAGCAATTTGCTGGTCTGAGCGAATCTCATTTGATTGATAAGTATCTTTTGTTAAATTGATTGTGCTGGTCACACGTCTTAATTCCTGACCTCCACTGCCTGAAGCTGGAGAACCTAAACCAGTTTGTTTTTTGTACGATACGACTTTTTTAACGCCTTGAGCAATTGTCATTTTGTAACCTCTTAAGAGTAAATATCTGCTGAAAAATAAATTGATACCGGAATTTTATAAAGCACCCCGTCAATCAATGCCGGTGCAATTGATGGTGTCTTGTCAATAATAACAGTTATGCCGCCACTTGTTAAACTTGTACCGCGTTTAAAATGATTAACCAATAAATCAGCGCGTGTTGCTGCGGTTTTTGCGCCTGCGTTAGGTGGATAACACAAAAGTACCTGCATAAATCCTTTAATGCGATAATGTGTGCCGCCTAGTGTAGGGTTAAGCGTGTCTGCAATCATTAAATTTACTTGCTGGTATGCTGTACCCACTACAGGCGTAAACGGCACACTTTCCCATGCCGTTGCAAGTGTAGGCGTAAGCGCGTTAAGTTTAGTTTCTAACGCTGTTCGAATTTCAACTAGAGCCATTTAAAACTCCTTCAAATAATGCAATAGATACGCGCACCATACCTGCCGGTGCTTGTCTGCTATGCCCGTCATATTCTAATCTTCCAATGTATGGCACGTTATTGGTTAAGTAAACAACACTTCCTGCTCTGCGTGGTATAACACTTTGTGCTTTCATTACGCTACCACTATCGTCTTCACCGACAAAAGGCGCACCAATTGTACATTGCCAATTACCGCGAGCGCGTCCACCAACGTAACCTGCTGGTGCTGATGCTGGATTTTGCCATTGACTAGGATTTCCAACTGGTGTCATTTGAATAATATTAGAAAAAACTTCACTGGTTGCGGCTCTGATTTTGTTATCAATACGCCCGTTAATGCGTCCAACAATTTGCGACATTGAACCTGTCATTTTCTCACCTGCAATTCATAAAGCGCGGGTAATTCACCAGACCAAATATAACGAACCGCGATCACTTGATAAACTTCACTGTTAATTGTTACTTTATCTGCTGGCTGTGGCGTTGGCGCGCCTAACGCTGCAATCATTACTTTTCTATCACCTGCTTGCACAACACCACTAATAAAATCAATGCCGTTATAATCTTTAATGATTGCCGTGTGCGTGGTGCTTGTTGTTGTACCTGCACCCATATCACCCGTTGCAGGGTCATAACTTCCCTCGACAATTGACGTTAGCGTGATTGATTTGCCAAACTTATCTAGCAATTTATCTGCTGTAGCGCGGGCGCGTGTGTCGAGTGTCATGTTCTCACCAACGAGCGCGACATATCATTGCCTTGTTGCTTAAAAAAAACAGACAGCATTGCATCAATTTGTTCATAGCGTGTTTGTTGTGGCGAAAACTTATCATACTCAACTTCGATAACATCTACCTTTTCACGAATAACGCCTTGTGTTAAATCTTGCATTAATATCGCTGTATAGGCTTTTAATGCTAATTCTGAGCAAGCGTTTTTAACTGTAGCAGGCACAATGTCAAAATCCACATATTGAGGAAATACATTAGCAGATAATGAATCAATCAATGGAACGTATAAGCGCGGCCAGTCTAGCGACTGAGTTGAATATCTGCGATAACCCGCATATTGCAAACGATACTGCGCGACCATATAGTCTGTGGCTTTGCGAAGTAGTTGCTCTTTTGTTGTGTCGCTAGTAATTGCTGCCCATGCAGTGTTGCCATAATTTGTATGGTAAGTGGTTGCATCTGCAACAGACACATAACTTTCAGCGTTTGCTAGTCCAGTGCCATCTTCAACGATTAAAGTCATTTAATCCTCCATCCATTCAAGCATGCCGTAAACTCCACTTCCTGAAATAACATCTTCATCAGCAAAAATAATTAAACCTTCATTTTTAGCCAAAATAAAACCTTCATTATTACCATTAAAATCAATTGTTGATGCACTGCCAGTAGATTTAGATATAACCGAGCGTTCCATAAAATAAGGCTCTTGTGTAACGCCTGTCATATTTAAACCCGCTTGATTGCGTAAGCATAGCATTTTGCTAGGCTCATTTTGATTATCATATTTTGTTGGGGTTAATGTTGTGCCGCTTGTTGGCGTGCCTTTAATTCTAGCAAACGCATAAACCGAATTTCCATTTCCACCTGCATCTGCACTATCAAGTTGAATGTGCATTTTAGTAATGCGTAATGATGTATCGTCAGTGTTGATAAATGCTTGATAAACCGTTTCAGCCGTTAGCGTGGTTGGCTTAACTGCTATTTTGCAAACGTAATGCTTCATATTTCCGCCATTATAAAGGCGGGGAACGCGAACAGGAACGAACGCGAACCCCTAAAAAAATTAACCTAATAACGTTGCAACGTGATTTGGTTTCCAAACTTTAGTGCCGTATAAGCAACGCACTTCGAGCATGGTTTTCATATAACCTTTATAAACTGCGATCTCAAACACTAAACCACTGTTAGGGTCTTGCACTGTCATTACGTCAACAGCACTGTCGCCACCGTTTGGCATAGCAGGTGGGCGCATACCTAACTCAACCGCTGATTTATGGAACGCAACGCTTGGTGTGTAAGAATCGCCAATGGTTAAAGCGTTTGCTGTAGCAATAACTTTTTGTGCACCCGGAGCGTTTAATGAAATAGTGCCAGGAGCAGTAACGCCAGTACCAACAACATATTTGTTAGCGGTATCTGCTGCAAACGTGACAACGTCACCAGCCAATACTGTTCCGCTACCTGTTACAAGTGCAATGTCAGTTACACCAACAGCAGTAGAACCTGAAGTGACATAAGAAGTACCACCGCCTTTTGTGTGCGAAGTAATACCAGCCGATTCTTTAATCATGATGCCTTGCAAATCAAGCAAAGTGCCTTGACGAAGTAACGCTTCATTGCCAGAAGTATTAACTTGTTGAAGTGCTGCAAGATTACGCAATTTAACGCCAGCCGCTGTGTTCATAACCAATGTGATTTGATTATCAGTTGGGCAGCCGTTATCTACTAAGATTTGACGCACTTGAGCAATGGTGTCGAAGTTTGACGCAAATGGTGTTGTACCTGCTGAACCAACAGCGCGTGACGCGCCTTTGTAAACTGATGCAAACAAGTCTTGCTCGATTTTGTTGCACAATGCGCGGATTGCTTGTGCGATTTGGTCGCCATAAATGGTTTCATATCCAGCACCGTTATTAACGTGCTTAATATCTTCACCAGTCCAAGGGATTTGAACAGACGCATAAGAGTCAAGCGTCATTGTTTTGTTGTCAACGGTTTGGTCTGTGCCTTCGGGGATTGTCATTGAAGGCGCGAATGAAGTGTTAACGCTTGGTGTGCGAGTAAATGCCGCACGGATTGTGTCGCCTTTAGCAGCACGGGTTGTTGCGTCACCGTTAATGGTGGCTGAGGGAATAAAACCAACTAATTCACGACCTACTACGTCAGCCGCTTTATAAATATCTGCTGCAAGGTTGTTTAAAACGTTTGCCATTTTGATTGCCTTCTATAATAAAAAAAATAATTTAGACGGCAATCAATACAGGATTAAACTATTCTGTAACCTTGCCGCCATTCTTTGCAAAACTAGCGCGTTCTGGGTGTGACATTGCGTCAAACTGCGAACGGTTTACAACTTGTTGCCCAGTGCTATTGCTTCCACCACTTGCGCCACCACCGTTGTTTTGTGGTGCTGCAATATAATGTTTGCCGTCATCACTGGTTGCCCATTCTGTTACGAATGCGCTTAAATCTTTATCACCGATTACTGCTTTGCGTGTGTCGCCTTCAATTGCGATTTTCGCCTGTGATGATAACATAGCTTTCACCGCAGGTAAAAAAGGAGCAGCTACACCAGCCTTCACGAGCGCATCGGTTAAGCCATTGTCTAAAAGTAATTTAGACGTGAACCCACTTTCTGAATCTAGCGCGGCTTTAGTTTGCTCAAACGCTTTTTGTTGTTCTTTAATTGTTTTTTGTGACGCTGTTAGCTGATTTTCTAACCCGTCAATTTTTTCTTGTAGTTTATCCAATTCCGCTGGGTCAATTTGTTTTCCTTTTCGTGCTTCTTTCAGCTCCGCTAAAAGTTCACTGTTTTTCTTTGCAAGTCCGCTTGTTGCTTCTTCTACTGCGGCTTTGATTTGCTCTGCAATACTTAATTCTTCTGACATATAACCCTCTGGGTTGGTTTAATAGCTCTGCTATTGGTTAAGGTGTGCCGTTGATGAAAGGTGTAACACCAACGACACTAGAGTAAAACACACATGGCGAGGTGTTTTCCGCATTTATACAGCATACTTAGTTACTTTTCAATTTTTTTTAATTGCTCAAGCGTATAAGTGTGACCGCTATCATCAACAAACCTGTCGAGCGGAGTACCATCACGAAATAATTTAGCGCGTTCTTGTCCAAGAACTTCATCTTGAAATGTTGCTGGTTTCTTTTTTAGCCATGATTGATATGTTTCAGTTTGTGCAACCTGCCCGTCCATACTTGCGCGTGTGCGTCCGCTTGGGTTTTTAAGCCCTAACGCTTGCCATGATTTTAATATCGGAACCATTGCTGACCTGCATCTAAAATGCGCGGGAGGTCTAACGCCACTATCAAGCGGATATATTTTCCCGTCACGCGCTTGGCATATTGATGTAGTCC